CTGCCTTAGATGTGGTCAACAAACCACGATGATAGCCGTGCATGGACACTACCAATGTCAGTTGTGTAAATCGGTAGTTGATGATTGCTGTAACGGGTTAACGTGCCAAAAACCAAGCTTTAAAGAGTTGAATGCAGAGAGTTGTGGGTTGTCATTCGAAGAAGATATGACAAAAACCGACCTTCATGTTCTACCTCCAATTGATAGATACAAAGTTAAAAAACCAATTAAGGGTGAACGCTTGTCTAAAAAAGAGAGGCAAGTGCGAAGAGCATTAGAGAAAGAACATAGATTAAAGGGTAAGATACAAAGGAGAATGGAAGTATGGAAAGAGGTGTTTGGAGATGACGAGTAGAAATAATTATGGGTATCCTAAGTTAGAAGAAGTAGAAATAACCCCTGCACACAAAGAAGAACTTAGGTTTCTTAAAAAAGTTATGGATAGTGCCATGGAGGAGTATATGCGTAATAACACTTCAGACACAAAAGAAACCTATAGAAGAGCGCGTGAAGATTTACAGATGTTTATTGCAAAACTTAGGAACGAGGGGATCATCTTATGAAAAAAGATATTGACCGTTGTGACTTGTTAGCAGAGGCATCAGCACTTACTTCAGGCGACAGGCTAGATGACTACGGTAGCCCAGTGTCAAATCACAAACATATCGCACGTATATTCAATGCGATTACTGGTAAGACGTTAACGGCTAGAGATGTTGCCTTGGTTCATCAAGCTACCAAATTGGCACGAAGAATGAGCAGTCCCACTAAGAAAGATCACTATGTAGATAACATGGCATACGTGGGTATAGAATACGAGTGCGCTGTGGTAGAAGAGCGAGAGAAAAAAGAAGAGTTAGATAGGATATCGTACAAGGGATGATGGATTTAATTACAATAGATTTTGAAACATACTACGACAAGGACTATTCACTAAAGAAAGTAACAACTGAAGAGTATGTTCGTAGCCAAGACTTTGAAGTCATTGGTCTTGGTATAAAACTTAATAACGAACCTACAGAGTGGGCGAGTGGTACACACAAACAAGTTAAGGAGTATCTACATACGTTTCCCTGGAAAACATCCATGGTACTGGCACATAATACTATGTTTGATGGGGCGATATTAAATTGGCAGTTTGATGTTAAGCCGAAAGCCTATACTGACACGTTATGTATATCCAGAGCGTTGAACGGTGTGGAGGTTAGTAATAGTCTTGATGCCTTGGCGAAGAGATACGATGTTGGTGTGAAAGGTAAAGAGGTGTTGAACACTATAGGTAAAAGACGAGAGGAGTTTACCGAAGAGGAGTTGTCTAAGTTTGGTGACTATTGTGTTAACGATGTTGAGTTAACTCACAAATTATTTTTAAAGATGGCTACTAAATTTCCAAAGAAAGAACTGAAACTTATTGATTTATCTTTACGTATGTTCGTAGAACCTATGCTAGACTTAGATCTAATTTGGTTAGAGAACCACCTCATGGAAACACGTCAACGTAAAGAAAAGTTACTACTAAATGCAGGGTGTTCCAAAGAGGATTTGATGAGTAACCCTAAGTTTGCAGAGCTATTAAAAGGTCTTGGTGTTGAGCCACCTACTAAGATAAGCCCCACGACTGGACAAGAGACGTTGGCTTTTTCAAAATCAGACGAGGGTTTCAAGGCATTGGAGACACATCCAGACGAGAGGGTACAGAATCTTGTGTCTGCAAGACTAGGCAACAAAAGCACCTTGGAAGAAACACGCACACAGAGGTTTATAGATATTGCGAAACGTGGCTTACTTCCTGTACCGATAAGATATTATTCTGCACATACAGGGCGTTGGGGTGGTGACGACAAGATTAACTTACAGAACTTACCTAGCCGTGGTATCAATGGTAACAAGTTAAAGAGTTGCATACTGCCTCCCACGGGCCATACTTTGATTGATGCTGACTCTTCACAGATAGAGGCTAGAGTTTTAGCTTGGCTTGCAGGTCAAAATGATTTGACAGATGCATTCAAGAAAGGCGAAGATGTTTATAAGAAAATGGCATCTGCCATATATGGTGTTGCTGAACAAGACGTGACTAAAGACCAACGGTTTGTTGGTAAGACTACCATACTTGGCGCAGGCTATGGTATGGGTGCAGTAAAGTTTCAGAGTCAACTACAAACTTTTGGATTTGAAATGGACATCAACGAGGCTAGACGTGTCATCAGGATCTACAGAGATACTAACTACAAGATAAACGAGTTATGGAAGAGCGCACAACAGTTTTTAATATCAGGAGATGCCTCGCCTTTCGGGAAGCATGGAGTCCTAAATTTTAAAGGGTTAGATATAATTTTGCCATCGGGTTTATCTATAAGATACGATGATCTGAAACATGAGCAAGGTGAAAAAGGTTTGGAGTTTTTCTATAAAACAAGAAGAGGTTACACTAGGATATACGGTGGTAAGATTATAGAGAATGTCTGCCAAGCAATAGCACGTTGCATTATAGGTGAGCAGATGTTAAGAATAGCTAAGAGGTACAAGGTAGTGTTGACTGTTCATGACAGTATAGCTACGTGTGTAAAAGATGAAGAGGTAGAAGAGGCACAAGCATATATAGAAGAGTGTATGCGTTGGACACCTGAGTGGGCTGAAGGTCTGCCAGTGGACTGTGAAAGTGGAAAAGGTAAATCATATGGAGATTGTGAGTGAGCATAGCCCCTTGGTCATTTAGTAAGATAAAATCTTTTGAGCAGTGTCCCAAAAAGTTCTATCATTTAAACATTGCTAAAGATTATAGAGAGCCACACACCGAGGCTATGCGATATGGAACAAGGGCGCATACAGTTGCTGAAGAATACATACGTGATGGGAAACCAGTTCCACCCGAATTTTCCTACCTTGAAAGTACGCTACAGGCACTAGAGCGTAAAGAGGGTAACAAGTTAACAGAGATAAAGATGGGACTTGATGAAAACCTAGACCCATGTGGGTTTAGAGATAAAGATGTATGGTGGAGAGGCATAGCTGACTTGATAATAATAAAGGGCGATAAGGCTTGGGTCATAGATTACAAGACCAGTAAGTCTGCTGAATATGCTGACAAAGGACAGTTAGAACTTATGGCTATGGCTACATTCAAACATTTCCCAGACATACAAAAAGTAAACGCAGGATTATTGTTTGTTATTGCAAACAAAGCTGTAAAAGAAGTTTACAGGAAAGAAGATAGTGGTGACTTATGGGATAAGTGGTTCTACAAATATAGTCGCATGGAGATAGCTAACAAAGAAAATGTATGGAATGCAAGACCAAGTGGGCTATGCAAAAGGCACTGTGTTGTGTTAGAATGTGTACATAATGGAAGTAATTAGGAGTGGTAAATGGCATATACTAAATCACCTAGACCATATAAAAAAGAATATAAAAAGCAGAAAGAACGTGGAGAACATTCAGATCGCATGGAGCGTCAACGTGCGAGACGAGCATATGATAAGAAAGGTATCAATCGTAAAGGCAAAGACGTATCCCACAATAAGATGTTAAGTAAAGGTGGGTCAAACAAAGATGGGACTAGATTAGAGAATCCATCAAAAAATCGTGCAAGAAATGGGAGGAAGAAGCGTGGCTAAAGACCCAAAAACAGGAACAGGAAAAAAGCCGAAAGGCTCAGGAAGGAGATTATATACCGATGAAAATCCTAAAGACACTGTATCAATTAAGTATGCTACCGTGGCAGATGCTAGGGAGACTGCTAGAAAAGTTAAGAACATTAATAAACCATATGCTAGGAAGATTCAAATCCTTACTGTTATGGAGCAAAGAGCCAAAGTATCTGGGAAAAACGAGCAAGCGCAAATCGCAAAAAGGGCGAAAGAAGCGTTAAGAAGAAAACATAAAAAATAAAAAATACAGAGAGAAAATAGATGCAAATTATAGACAACAAGTCTTTGTTGCTCAAACTACGTGAGCCTAATAAAGTTACTTCAGTCATTCCAAGCAGTCGTAAAGTGAGTGAGCATGAGGTGATGGTGAAGTGGGGTTTGGAGCAAGTGCAGACGCTAAACAAACTCAACATTAACGTGCCATCACCGATACAGGCACTATACAAATGGCCTGGGAAACATAAGCCGTTTAAACATCAGATATCTACGGCATCTTTTTTAACCAAGAATAAGAAAGCTTTTTGTTTTAACGAACAAGGTACAGGTAAAACAGCGAGTGCTATATGGGCATCAGACTATCTGATGAACTTAGGTATTATAAAAAGGGTGTTAGTGATATGTCCGTTATCGATCATGGATAGTGCATGGCGTGATGACTTGTTTACCTTCGCACCTCATAGAACAGTGTCGGTAGCACACGGCTCTTCAGATAAACGTAAAAAGATAGTCCAAGAAGGCTCAGACTTTGTGGTAATAAATTATGATGGTGTTGCAATTATACGAGACGAAATAAAAAAAGGTGGCTTTGATTTAATAATAGTTGACGAGGCAACGCATTATAAAAACGTGAGAACTACAAGATGGAAAATACTACAAAGCATATTAAAAGATGACACTTGGTTGTGGATGATGACTGGCACACCTGCATCTCAAAGTCCTGCAGACGCTTATGGTTTAGCTAAAATGGTAGACAGAAATAGAGTGCCTAGATTTTATGGGGCTTTTAAAGATATGGTTATGTACAAAGTATCTAAGTTTACTTGGAAGGTTAGAGATAATGCAACAGACATAGTATATAGAGCGTTGCAACCTGCAATACGGTTTACCAAAGATCAGTGTCTTGACTTACCTGAGATGGTTTATACAAAAAGATTAGTAGAATTAACTGCACAACAAAAGAAATATTACAAGAAACTGAAAGACCAAATGATTATGGAGGTGACTGGAGAACAGATCACTGCAGTTAACTCTGCTGTTAGTATGAACAAGTTACTACAAATATCTGCAGGGGCGATATATACTGATGAAGGTTCTGCCTTAGAATTTGATATAAAAAATAGGTATAGGGTTTTACGAGAGGTCATAGACGAATCAAGCCAGAAAGTTTTGGTGTTTGTACCCTTTAAACACGTAATAGATATACTGACTAGTAAACTTAGGGCAGAAGGTATAACCACTGAGATTATACGTGGAGATGTGCCTGCTCACAAAAGAACTGACGTATTTAAAAAGTTTCAGACCAATGCTGACCCACAAGTACTCGTGATACAACCACAAGCAGCTGCTCACGGTGTCACGTTAACAAGAGCTAATACGGTTGTGTGGTGGGGGCCAACAAGTAGCCTTGAGACTTACGAGCAAGCTAACGCTAGAGTTCACAGATCAGGACAGACACATAAAACCACTGTAGTACAACTCCAAGGATCTAGTGCTGAAAAACACGTTTACAGGTTATTAGATAGTAGAATAGACGTACACACAAAATTAATAGATCTTTACAAAGAAATACTTGACTAAAGTATTTTTTGATACTATATATAATCATATAATAAACAAGGAGATATATTATGGTGGAGATCACTCCTGATAAACTAACAAAAACTTACTTGAAGATAAGAGCAGAACGAGCAGTTCTACAAGCTGAGTTTAAAGAAAAAGAGGCTAAACTTATAAGACAGTTAGATACTGTTAAACAGGCAATGCTAGATCATTGTGAAAGACACAATGCAGAGAGCGTTAGAACTTCCGAAGGATTATTCTTTAGGTCTAGAAGAACTAAATACTGGACTTCAGATTGGGATGCTATGCACAAATTTATAATAGATAATAATGTGCCTCAACTGTTAGATAAACGTATTAATCAATCTAACCTTAGAGATTTTATGGAAGAAAACCCAGACTCATTACCAAAAGGTCTTGAGAAAGAAACTGAAGTAGTAATTTCTGTGAGGAAAAAATGACAAATTCAGAACCATTTGTACCCATAGAGGACTTGGCAAAACACTTTAATGTGTCTGTGTCTACAGTCCGTGCATGGATACGACAAGAACACATACCGAAAGATACTTACATAAAAATAGGTAGTACCTATCGGTTTCGTGTGGGAGATGTGGCAAACGCATTGACCAAAAATAAAAGCGAAAGACGTATAGATGCCGCGATGGACACTGTTGTCACTAGCGATCTAGATGAATTTGCTGACGAAGACTATTAATCAATACAACCTCTTAGGAGAGCGAAAATGGATACTTATATAATAAAGAATGTAGAGGCCTTGTGGCCTAAAATAAATCAGCCTTATAGGTATGATCAAAAGGCGGAAAAGTCTATGCCATGTAATGCCCTAGAACCTAATGCTGAATATTCGATACAGTTTAGGATGGAGAAAGATACGGCTAAGGCATTACACAAAGCCATGTCAACTGCTTATACAAACAATAAAAAAGAAAAGTGGGCTGACAAGCTAACAAATCCTTTTACTAACGAGGACGAAGGCACATTTACTTTTAAGTCTAAATTACCAGGTGCTTTTAAAAATACACCAACCACAAAGCCTCTGCAGGTAGATTCAAAAGGTAACAGATTACCTGATGATTTTTTATTAACTACTGGAAGTACGGTAAATATTGCAGTACAATTTATCCCATGGGATATGGGTGGCAAACAAAATGTATCGTTGCGTTTGCGTGGCGTACAAGTAGTTAAATATATTCCTATTGAGGAAAGAAATCCCTTTGATACTGTTGAAGGGTTTACGATTACAGAGTCTGATAATCCTTTTGAGGGGGCATCAGATGATGTAGAAGAACCTAAGAAAATTGCTAAAACTTCAGCACCTCCACCCGCTGAAAAAGAAAGTAATAACTTGGGTGACATTGTTGATGATTGGGATGATGATTAATCGTTAACATTTACTGTGACTGGGGGGTTTACCCAATTACTCCTTAGTCACAGTTTAAAATGGGTGGAAACTATGGAATTAAAAACATTTTTAAGTAGAGTCCTAGACAGCGATGGGTTCTACTGCGTGATAGGTCTTAACCAAGACAAGGCAGTACAGAAGTTTTATAACTCTATTGACCAAATAGCTGAGACTGCCCGTAATTTAAGTGATAATAATTATAATGTATCATTTGGTCTAGCCACGTTTGAAACTGCGGACTCACGTAAAGTACCAAATATAAAGTCTCTAAGTTCTTTTTTCTTAGACTTAGATTGTGGTGAGGGTAAAGAATATAAAGATCAGCTTGAAGCTCTTACTGCCCTACAGCTGTTTTGTAAGAATGTGGGCTTACCAAAACCTGTTATAGTAAACTCAGGACACGGAGTCCACGTATATTGGATGCTGAAGGCCAGTGTGCCTTATGATGATTGGTATCCAGTGGCCCTAAAACTACGCAGTCTATGCAACCAGCATAACTTGTTAGCAGACGCTAATGTAACTGCGGATGGCGCGCGGGTGTTGCGAGTCCCCTATACGAATAATTATAAGAAAGATGACGTTAAACAAGTTACATTTATTGGCAATAAAACTCCCGAACTAATAGACTTTGAAAACTTCTCTTCTTTATTAGGTGGTGGCATGAGTGTGCCAAGTAAAATAGATGATGCTCGTATCAGTGTATTTGAAGATGCCTTAATGCGAAACGCAGAATATAGATTTAAAAATATATTAGTAAAAATACAAAAGGGTGTAGGGTGCGAGCAGTTAAAATATATAATAGACAACAGACAAACCCTAAGCGAACCTATGTGGAGAGCAGGGTTATCCATAGCCAAGTTCTGTGAAGATAAAGAAAAAGCTACAAACTTTATATCTATGGGGCATGATGGCTATGATAAGACGTTAACAGAGGAGAAGGTGAACCTCATAAAAGGGCCTTTTCTCTGCACTACATTTGATGAACATAACCCAAAGATATGTGCAGATTGCCCTCACTGGGGTAAAATAAAATCACCTATTGCTCTAGGTAAAGTTATCAAACAAGCACCAAAACAAGACGACATACCTGAATATCCAAAGCCATACTTCAGAGGTGCAAATGGTGGCGTGTACATAAGACATATAGACAGTGATGGAGAACCAGAAGATAAGATGGTGTACCATAACGATTTATACGTTATCAAACGTGTGCGTGATATAGAGATAGGTGAAGCTATAGTGATGCGATTACACTTGCCGAAAGATGGTATTAGAGAATTTACCGTGCCACTAACTGCAGTAACCTCAAAAGAAGAACTAAGAAAACAATTATCTATGCAAGGCATAGCTGTAACCAGAATGGATGAACTTATGAAATACACAACAACATGGGTCAACGAACTACAAAGTCATAGTGAAGCTGATGAAGCACGTAGACAGTTTGGGTGGACTGACGATGACTACAATGGATTTGTAGTAGGTAATCAAGAGGTGCGAGCAGAAGAAATAAAATTTAATCCTCCATCTACACCAACGGCAGGTTTATTTCCATCTTTTGAACCTAAAGGAACTCTAGAAGCTTGGAAAGAAACGATGAACTTCTACAATAGAGATAATCTTGAATTACATCAATTTGTTGTTGGTACTTCTTTCGGCTCTCCATTGATGAGCTTCTCACCGATTAAGTGTGCTTGTTTTCACATACACAGTAAAGACTCAGGACTAGGGAAGACCACAGCTATGATTGCAGGAGTGTCTGTATGGGGTAATCCTGACGATTTAATATTAGACAAAGAAGATACCTACAACACTAAGATGAACCGAGGAGAGATATATCACAACTTACCTTTATACATGGATGAGCTTACAAACATGAAAAGTATGGATTTATCTAATCTTGCCTATCAGCTAACAGGTGGTAGACAACGTGGTCGTATGTCAGCCAGTAGCAATATAGAGAGAGCTAGAGGTAAGGTTTGGAAGTTACTTGCTGTAACCACGGGTAATACGAGCATGGTGGAACGTATAAGTATGATGAAAGCCATGCCAAAAGCAGAAGCACAAAGAATATTGGAGTGTAGGGCGAAGCGTTACCATTTTGATACTAAAGAAGAAACAGATTTATTTAGCGCACAACTACAAAATAATTATGGTCATGCAGGTAAGGTTTATATTCAATATGTAATGAATAACTTGGAAGAAACACAAAAACTTCTTACACAAGTGCAGGCTAGGGTAGATGAGAAAGCAGGTCTTACTGCAGAAAACAGATTCTGGTCAGCCTTGGTATCTTGCACTATAACAGGGTTGATTATAGCCAAGCGTATTGGTCTTGTACAATATGATACAAATAAAATATTTAAGTGGGCTATAGAATGTCTTAAAGACAATAAATATCACGTAGATGACATGACCATATCAGTAGAAGAAACACTAAATGATTATATTCATGAACACTGGAGTAACGTGTTATGGATAAAAAGCACTGATGATTTACGCAAACAAGAGGATGGTGTTACTCCTCTAATAATACCTGAGTCCATACCTAGAGGTAAATTAGTAGCAAGATATGAGACTGATTTAAAAAGAGCGTTTCTTGTGCCTAAACCTTTGAAGTCTTGGTGCGGAGAGCAACAGATAAATTACAATGCGTTTGTGCAAGACTTGATAACTAAGATGGGCGCAAAAAGAAGTAAGGCACGTCTAAGTAAAGGTACACATATGAACCTGCCTCCCACAGATGTGATAGTAGTAGATTGTTCAATAGATAATGAGAATGAGACAAGGTATACTGAAAATTGACGATTTAAATCCTGATGGAGTAAGGATTGTAGTAAATTGGGAGCGTATGGTAACAAGTTCTTCTGTATTTATTCTGTGCATTAACACAAGTAAATGCGTGAAACAGGTAGAAAAAATAGCTAAACGCAAGGGTTGGACACTAGAAACTCAAATAAAAATAGAAAATAATAAATTAGGTGTTCGCATTTGGAGAGTTCTGTGATACATTATTTGAGTATCATATTTTCTCTCCCTAAACTAACCCCCTTCGGGGGGTATTTTTTATCCATACTGCATCTTTAACTCTGATAGTGCTTCTCTTATAAGAGGGCTTACAGCCACACCTCTGTGCATGGTTGCAGTGGTTCTATCAAATGAATTTCTAGATGATTTCATAGTATCGCCAGTTATAACGGCTTTTCTAAACCCACGACCTATTACTTTGTTATTATACTTTTCTATTTTAGCCAAAGCATTTGACATACCTTCATAATCAAAGTTACGTCTAGCTAAATTAAGTGACCTAAGTAATTTACCTCGTTCTTTTGTTAGTGCTTTACCCAAATCAACAAAATCTGAAGCTTGCTCTCCTGCAAATGTATACTCTGTGGGAGGTATGCCTAATGCTACTCCCACTAGGTCAAACGCGTTAACGTCTGTAAATATGGGGTCACCACGCTTTGTCACGTACCACTCTCTATTTATCCTACCAAAAGTTCCTTTGTAAAAGTTGGAGACC